TTTTTTCACGGTTGAGTTAGGAATCTAAGTTTGGGCTAAATAGGAACCCAGCGAATACGCAGATCGTTTGTGCACGACTCATGGTGTGAACGATGATGCATTAGTTTTTCATCTATCGCTGCATAAGTTTCTTGTTAAGGATCCTCAAATTGGTTTGAAGATTGGGAGTGTTCCACAACAAAGCAGACGATAAAAGAGCAGGACTCATGACATTATTTTCTATTAATCTTTTTTCGGTTGGATTCGCTAAATGTCTTTTTTGGTAGTTATCACGCTTTTGTCGTGTAGCACCCTCCACGAATGTTTTCGAAACTGCTGATCCGAAACTGACACGTTTTCCATCATCAATAATGGCTGTATATTTTTTGTCCTTTTTTTGAGACTTGACGAGTTTTAGAATCTTCATTTTATATATTGTCGTCAGATTTTGTTTCATGGTTCTGAACATCGAGTTCTTCCTCAACATCAACATCACGCTCAATATGAATTCCGCACATATCTATCTTCTTACATTTAGAGCGATAAGCGAAACGGATGGATAATCCACATACACCTACCAGCAACCCTGCGAGAGTTAAAAAAAATGCATCATCAAACGTACTAATCCAATCACTCATTTATTCTATTGCATTATTTTAAAACATGTCAACTCCTCGTAACCAAAAACTATGAAGCGCAAATATAGTAATACACGGCATAATTGATAGGGCGAGTTTCGTTTGAAGTTCTATATGAATTATTCACGCCGCCGGTAGAATTTGGGAAATTGGCAACGTTTGGTTTTATTGTCCCGTTTATATACCCGGCACCGATACTTGCCGTGTTTTGCAGATAGTTACCGCTGAGATTTGAACTGTGCGTGTGGGCTTCCATACTGTCGGTCTGGATTGTCGAGCCGCTGGTGGTGACATAAGTGATCCCATTTATTGTTGTTCCTGATGAATACATTCTGAGGAAACAGGCTCTAAAGTCTGGAACATTAAAAGTTGTAGAAGAAGGTGCCCCATATGTAACCCCGATAACCGAAAACAATTCAGGAACAGTGCTTCTATTCAACTCTCGGCCATCGCACATAATATAAGGCGAACCCAAATCTGCTCGCAAAAAAGTAATTATCGACCCTACTGGAGTTCTTGCTTTCATACTCGTGAACTGATCTTGGATATTTGAAGTTACACCGCTCAAAAACGAAAACACGCCTGTAGAAATTCCATTGAGCGAATTTGAAAATGTCAGCGTCGAGGTTTCGCATGTATTCACAATACTCGTTTTATTGGGTGACCCTGAAGTCCATACCAAATCTGTAAGTTTTGTTTTCAAATTATTAACCGCACTTTGAACATTTTCGCTCAAAGTTGTCAAAAAATTGAGTTGTGAATTGCTAATTTCTTCTCCACCATTAAGTTTCAATGTTCCAGTCATTCGTAAATTGCTCGGAATTGTCAAGGTGTTGTCGAGGGACGACCCTGTTTCTTGATCAGTCCCATACATGATTGGTGTTCTGATTGGATCCGTTCCACTACCCACAAATGTTCTATAGTACAAACCAAAAATAGAACGCTTTACCGAAGATGTATTTGTAGAACTCTCGCCTCCTTGTATTGTAAATCCCCTTTGATAAAAGCCAGTATCAAAACTCAATTCATACACATTACTTCCATTTGTTGGGTCGCCTCCATTCGCATAGGGTCTATGTCCTGTTCCAAATAACTCCGTTTGAGAACCATAAATAATTCCTGAAGCATTATATCCCAAAGCAAATTGTCCTGTGAATTGATTATTTCCACTAAAATTATTGGTTGTCGTCAAATTTGCTTTATTGTCTAATTGTTGCTGCGCCGAACTGGTTAAACCACTAACAAATCCTAAACTCGTTGAACTCACATTATTGAGTGTCCCTGTAAAAGTGAGGTTTGTTGTTGCGGTTGTTCCTGATGCTATTGTCAACACATTATTCGCTTGTGTGCCGGTGTCCTTTGAGTACATGATTGGTATACGAGTTCCTGCTGCAACATTCGTGCAAAAATACAAACCGAATAATCCACGTGTTCCATCAGATCCGGCCTGAATTGACCAGCCGGGTGTGCTTGCCCCTTTGTCCCACGCCAACTCCATCACCGTATCACCTGTGGTCCCATTTGACCATTGCCGCAGAGTGTTCCCGTTTTCGATTTGAATTAAAGGACTCGCTGATGCAATATAAAACTGACCATTAAAACTTGCTGCATTGTTGAAGTCATTAAATCCGCTGAAAACGTTATTATTTGAAAGGCCGATTTTTGAATTTAGTTGTGATTGTATCGATACATTGCTGAGGTCAGACAAATATTGTAATTTCTGTAATGTTGCCTGAGAGATTGTCAAGGCCAAATTATTTAAGAGCATATTACCGTATACAGCGATATTTGCACTAAATAATGGTGTGGCGGAAAATTGTTTCTGGCCGACGACGATTTGACTGCCACTAAGTGTTACAGCCGTCCCCACGATGCTTGTAATAGGAATACTTGCCGTGGATATTCCAGCCCCTGACATGTTTGGAGCCAATGAAAAAGTTTTGGTGCCTCCAATCGTTTGCGAATTCAATAAATCACAAAAACTTGTGTTGCTAATACTTGTAGATGCTATTGATGAAGCAGGAAAAACAACATTACCAGTCCAAGTAGTCGTATTGCTCGCAAATGTTTGATTTGTTGTCTTTGATTGAAGTGTTGTTATGTTACTGTTTGCTGCGGTGATGTTTGTATTGGTTTGATTGATAAATGGAATGAGATCGACATTGGTCAAAGACGTGGGGTTGTAGATCAAAAAATTACTACTAACATATACTTTTGAGAAGTTGATATAACCACCTACATCGTCGAACTGGATACGATTCGTCGGCGAATAAATACTGGCATTGTTTCCAATATAAAAATTCCCATTCCTGCAAATGATATTACCGCCAGACACATCTACGTCGCTGTTAAAGTATGTTCCTTTGAATTTATTAAAGGCGCTGTTTGAATTGAAACCGTTTGGTGGATTACTCATTTTACATATAACAATATTTTTTTATTACCATTGACTGAATATGCTTGATGTCGTTATTCCAAGCGGTGCATTGACAATTCCGTTGAGATTTATAAACGAGATGCTTGAAAGTGATCCAAGTGTGATGCTATTTGCTGCTCCAATTCCTTGATTCGTTCCGATGTTTACTGTGGGAGCGTTGACCGCTATACTGGCAGATGTTAGGGTTGCACTCGTCGTGGCATCAACTGAAAACGTATCATTGTACGATGTAAGTGAATTCCTAAATGCATTTGTTCCGAAATTAACGGAAGAATATGTATTCAATGGCTCGTTAAAAACTGCTTTCGTGTTAAAATTTGTCGTGTACGTACTGTATGCCGCTGTTTCGCCCCCAATAAAAATATTGTCGAGATTATGCGGAACAATATTCTTCAAGACGAGTTTTTTAGTCGATGCGATTGTCATGTCATTGTTAACCGTTGACAATGCATTCACAGTGAGATTGGTAGTGTTTATATTAGCATTTGTCCCATTGCATGTAAACCCTGCGTTTGATGTCAGGGATCCACCGAAATCCCCGTTACCGCTAACGTCAAAACCGAACCCATCGCTGATCCTGACCCCATTTCTGAACCTCGTTTGACCAATAAATACGACTGGTTGATTTTCGTCTTGTGTCAGGCCGCTGTTAAGTGTCGTGAGGCGGAGCGTGTTGAGAGAACATGTTGAAGCAATTGATGTGATGCTTGTTGTATTGTTGTACGAAATTCCTGTCGTTTTTTGGTTGAGAGTGTTTATGCTTTCAGTGTTTGCTGCGATTCCATTGGTATTACCTGTGATTAATAAACTCATTGCAGGAAGGGTTGTCGTTGTAATCACGGCAAGAGCAGCCGTGTTAGCAGTTGATGCAGCCAAAGCAGGAGTTGCAATTGCTAATGTTGCATCATGCTGAGATTGCGAATCTGATGTGAGGGTGCGAGAAAAATCGATCGCATTATTGAAATTTGCTGAACTAAAACCGTTGATAGAACTTGAGAATGTAAAAACTGAACTGCTTAAACTGTTTGATACGCTTGTTGTATTTGATACGAAACTGATATTAGTTGTCTTTGTGTTTAATGTGCCGATATCCGGGATTCTTTGTAATTGAGCATTTGTTACTGTCAATGTATTGTTATTTAATAAAAGAGAGCCGTTCAACAAACAATTTGCCAAAAATAAAGGACTGCTGGAGAAACTTTTTTGCCCGGCGAGTGTTTGAGCGGATGACAGGTTACATGCAGTCCCAGAAACGCTTGTGATAGGAATACTTCCTGACGATATCGAGGCACCCGACATAACAGGAGGACTTGAAAATGTTTTTACGTCAGATATTGTCTCGATTCCAGTTTTGCTGACACGATTTGAGAGTTGTGTTTGAATATTTGACGAAATCCCAGACAATGTTGACAATTCGCTGTTACTTATTGTCGTATTACCGTTTGACAGTAATAATGCAGCATCAAGACGAATGTTGCTTTGGAAATGTTGTTGCGTGGAATATATTTTAGACGATGAAACATTTTGGATACCACCACTTATTGTCATGAAGGTGTCCTCGTTTATGATGGCATTGCTTGAAATGCTTTGGCTTTGAAAATCGAGTGGGCCTGAGAATGTCGTGACTCCTGTTGCGCTATCGTATGTTATGCTCGGATATGGATTTCCACCTCCTCCACCACCTCCTTGAAGCAACATTTGCCCGACATTATAGGTCTGATTTTGGTAGTCCAAGAGAAAATTTCCGAAACAATGCATATTGTGGTTGACATCGACAAACTGATATTGTTCGTTGAAACTTATCACGTTGCTTCCATTTTGAATAGTACCGCTTAAAACGATGTCGTTAGCATTTATTTTATTTGTCGTTAGAGTTTCTGATGTGATATCGGTTGCATGGATTGTTACTAAGTCATTCAGACTGCTATATCCCAAGTTCAGAAAATTGCTCATTTTTATACTCTAAGCGCATCTTTTAAATTTTGCAGTTCAGTCTCTATGAGCGACAACTTACGTGATCTCAAGACCTGTGGGTTGGCTCCACCAAGCGATTGGTATTCTCGTAAAGCAAGGTCTCGAATGGCTGATTCAAGTGGCCGAATATTTGGTGAACGATAAATGGCGGGGTCTAAATCTGTTCCTGCAAGGGCTCTATATCTGGTGCGTAGTTGATCAATTCTCATCGTTCTTGATGCAGCACCTCTTCGTCCTCCAATAACTTGCCGCATTTCAATATCTTGTTGTTGAGCAGGAGGTTCTTCATTTTGATCAAAAAAAGGAGTTGCTGCGTCGATCTGTTCATAAGGATCTACGCCGAAATCTGGGATGTCAGAGCCTGCAGCCGTTCCATAAACTTCAGGTTGATCTTCCATATATTCCGCTGCTGCTGTCGGTTGTAATTCTTGCTGTTGTTGAATAATATCGGACCCTTCAGATGGTGGAGTCAATTCTAAAGGCTGCTGATTCATTGACGCTGAGCGAATTTGAAACGGGGCTCGCTGTATCATAAAGCGGTCGCTCCCTGCTGTTTCTCCGAACATCCCATAAGAATCTGTCATCGAGAAGCCACGAGTTGTTGGTTGAGGTGGAGGAGGCCGTGCTTGTCGTTGATAATAATTTTCATCATCAATTTCCTCAATAATAGGTCCATCATATCCATCGTCTTCATATACATTGCGACTGTTCAAAAATTGTCTCAAAAAATCTCGTTGGTCTTGTGTGACTTGAGTGACGTCACGTTTCAAGAGTTCCTTCTCAAGATTCTTTATTCGAATCCTGTCCTTCAATTCTGCAATCTGTGTCCGATTTGTTGCTCTTTTCATTTTGATGGGATTTGAAACCCCTAAACCAAATTGAGGAGCCTTACTCGTTTGCTTTCCCTTCTGCAATTCTGCAATGATTCTCTTGATGAGTTCAACAAGTTTTATATCGCTCAGGGATTTTTTGCTCATCTTTATTCTAATCGCAGAAAAAACTTATTTTAGGTTCTGCTTGTTTTGGGGGTTCTGGCTGTTTATCATGAACCTTGACAACAGACTTCTTATTTTGCTGCGTCTTGAAGTTCTTTGCCTTTTTGAAGTGAATCTCTTGCTCCTCTTCTGAAGATTCTTCGCTCGATTCATCCTGATAAACGATGATCTTCTTCTTTTTTGGTTTCGGCTTCGCTCGTTGCTTTTTGACATAAATGATCTCATTCTCGGGTTCTTCGTCTTCCTCTATAACTGGGGGTTCGATTTTAGCAGGGAATTCAATACCCTTCTCAAGCAGCAGTTTGGACGCCTCGATCTTCTTGTCTTCCAGTTTTTTTGCACGATTAGCCTTGACCTTTTCCTGAGCCTTTGCAAACGCCTCGACTTGTTTCTCAGTCCTTGGTTTTTTGGCAGGAGTTACGTCAGAGATTTCAATCGTTTTGAGAGCCTTTTTTGGACGTCCCTTCTGCTTGGTCAAGGGCTCGGTTGAGACATTTTCATTTTCTTCGATTGCTTCCATGTTTAAACTCTCTAAAGAAAATAATAAATCAAAAATAATAAAATGTGTCACACCCTGAAAAATTAATATCGTGAAATATAAACAATGCCTATTACAGACATCTCTGAGACCAAAAACCCAAACGGTGTGACGTTTAAACCCATCAAGGAGAAGCAGGACATTTTCATCCCCGACATAAAAAATCTCAACATAAGTCGCAGAAATGGAATGGTCTACGCTTTGACTGGGAGCGGAGGATCAGGCAAAACGAATTTATTGCTAAATCTCTTCAAATCGACGAAGTGCTATCGTAACAAATTCTATAAAATTTATTACTTTTGCCCGCCATCGTCGTTTAGTTCATTGGAGAATCATCCGTTTGCCATGCATGAAGACGTGTTCCATGAATTGACTGTTCAACATTTAGCAAGTATTTACAATGAACTTATTCAAATAAAAGGCGGAGAGGAGGTTGATCTGCAGAAGAAGAAGAAGAAGGTTGCAGGGTTTGAAGACGATGAGCAATCAGATGATTCATCAGACGATGAGAAGGAGATCCAATATTCATGCATCGTTATTGACGATTTCGCTGACCGGTTGAAGGATATGGATATTCAAAAAATGTTAAATAGAATGTTGATAAAAGCAAGGCATTTATGCTGTTCATTTATTTTCACTCTTCAAAGTTTTTACTACTTCCCTAAGCAATTGAGAAAGCAGTTGACCTACTGCACAATCTTTAAACCAAAAAACATTGAGGAGTGGTATAGTATTGCAAACGAGTTGTTGAACATGAAGAAGGATGACGCCATTAAAGTGTATGAATATGTTTTTGATAAACCATATACTCATCTTGACATTGATACAACAACGGATTCCATATATAAGAATTTCAATCTTTTAACGATTAAATAAGGGACCTAATGGGTTCAAAAACCCGTATTTAAATCTCTGCGTATAATAAAACATGACCGACATCAAACAATTAATCAAGAGTTTAGAAAGAGGAATTTGCCCTGATGAATTGAATTTTGGCTTGAAACAGAACGACGAGATAGATTGGCAAAAGGTGAGGTATAACACGTTTTTCAAGTCACATGAATTTTTCGAAAACAAGTTTCCTGAATTCAATAATTTTCCAGCATTTAACGAGATCATTGATCAGATTGTTGAGAAAAATAAAGACAACAGCCCTCTGAAAGAAATGAAGGAGAGGAGTGAAAATTTAAATATCGCAGAAGATAAAAATGACGAGTACAAGAGCCAGTGAGGTTAAAGATTTGATTCAGGCTTCATATAGCCGCAACACACCTGCAAAAGAAATCGGCAAAAAATATGGTTATGTATTGGACGAAGACCTATCCAATGCAGAACAAAAAGTGTTCTTGGATAAACGCAACAACCCAAAAATTGTATTCACTGGATCACGAAAGGGAAGCGACATTTTTACAGATGCAGCCCTTGCAGTCGGGTTGGGAGGATTGACACCAAGGTTTCAGAGGTCGTCTGCATTGGTTGATAAGGTGAAACAGAAGTACAAGGGTAAATCAATTACGGCCATCGGCGACTCGCTGGGTGGATCTCTTGCAGAAAGCGTTGGCGGAAAAATCGCCAAAGTAATAACGACGAGTAAGGGTGTTGGCTTATTCGGGATCGGGAAACGAATCCGTCCAAACCAAACAGATATCCGTGCAAGCAATGACGTCATCTCAATTTTGAGGAATACGCAGTCAGGAGGCAAAAAAGTGACCATTGGAGGAACCCGTGGCATAATCAATCCTTTGAAAAGTCATGACTATCGAAATCTTACCAAACTCGGCGATCGCAAGGTTTAGCAACAATGTTTCGAAGATTATCTCTGCAGATATAAATGAGTGTAGAATCTATCCAAATACATCTTAATTCACGTTACGCAACGTCGTACAACGACTTGACATTGTCAGACTGCAATTTCAACCTTCCAGTTATTGAAATACAGTCGCAGCACACCATTATGCTTTCAGTAACGCATGCTGTCATCCCATATTCGTTTTACAATATCAACAAGAACAATAATGTGATCTATATACAGGAAATCGTCGTTGATGGAAATGGTGCTCAAGTCGATACCATAAACAGCACCTTGTATATTCAGTATGGTAACTATAATGCTTACCAATTAGCGTCTCATTTATCAACGCTATTCGTAGATGGACGTATGACCGTTACATATAATAGTATTCAAAACAAATTCTTGTTTGTGAATTCGACATACAACTTTAAATTTCTCGCTACATATACCACTGCTATAGAGTTGCTTGGGTTATCCACAAATGACATCAACAACACGTCAGCATTACTATATTACACAAGTACAAATTTGGTAAATCTCGCAACTGTTCGTTGTATTTGCTTAGCAACAAATTTGTCGACTGCATGTATTAATAATAATAGAGACAACGAGTCGAATATTTTGTGTAGTATACCAGTAGACTCACAACCGTATTCCGTGATCACTTTTAAAAACATGTCAAATTTCAAGGTTAATTTGCATTCAAATGTATTAAGCAACATCTCGATTCGTCTTGTGGATGACTGTGGAAACCCTGTGGATTTAAATCGACAATTTTTTTCGATTACGCTGCAATTAGATATTGTTAATTTCGTTGAATAATTTTTATCTGCGTATATATGAAAACATGTATCTTGGAAAAAAGTCAAGCAAACAGCCGAGAACTTTAGGGCAAAAAATGGCGGGTGCTGTCTATAGTCTTGGAACTCGCATTGCTCCAGCAGTTTTGTCATCCGTTGTAACAAAGGCACTGCCAAAACTTTTAATGTAAGACAAATATAAACAATGAAACCTTTCACAAAAAAAACAGCGACTTCTTTAGGGATTTACACAAATATGCTTATTGAACCAAAACCCCAAATTATCATTGTAAGAGGATTAGTTAAGCCTCGCAAAAATTAAAAATTATTCTCTTTGGCTATATTAAAAAAAATGCTTCCCAGAAATCTCAAGTATGGATCAAAAGTTGAAAGTGCCATGGCACGAAGTTCGAGAGTAAACATAGCCCCGCAGAATGGGACTGGTCCATATAATTTAGGCGACACCATAATCATAAACATCCCGACGAGAAACAATCTCGTACTCGTCCCCAGCGAGTCATTTTTAAAATTCAATTTTAGAGTGACGGCAGGAACGGCTGATCAGGCTATTCGGTGGGACTCGTGTGGTGCGCACGGCCTCATCAGCCGTGTCAGAATTTTTCACGGGTCATCATTGTTGCAAGATATCGATAACTACAATCTTCTCTCAAAAATTTTATTCGATTTGCAACTGCCCACCGACTCCATTCAAGGAAAACAGACACTTTTAAGTGGCACGAGATCTGATACGGTGTTGATGACTCCAACGGTTGCTGCTGTCCCAGGTAACTCAATTGCTGAGATCAACACCATCGTTACTTCTATTTCGGCAAAACCAATTCCAACTTTTAATGCTAATTCTGGAGAACGTCTCGGAGGTGCCGGTTCTCCTGTAACTGCTGCAGCAAATTTAATTCCTCTTGCAGCCGCACCAGCAGAAACATACTGTTTATGTCTCATTTCATTAGTCGGAAGTTTGTGTAGCAGCAATTATTTCCCACTTTTTGCCGCATCGAGTGCCCCACTACGTGTAGAGATCACCCTCGTTGATAATATGAATAAAGCCGCTGCTTTACAGGCTGGTCCCGCTGGAGCAATCTCTATGTCTAACGTGGAGTATGTTGCGAATTTCATCGAACTCGGAGACTCCGCCATGCAAACCATTTATAGTTCTTTAGGAAACGAGCCTCTCCAGTTCTGTGTCCCTGATTTCCGCAATTATGCTTTTAGCACATTATTGACACAAGCCACAGCGACGCAAATCGCTATGCCAATTCCAGCGAAATTTTCAAGTCTTAAAGCAATCGTAGTGGCTGCTCGAGACAAGGGTCTTGGTGCTGACCAGTTCTTCCCTTTCTCATGCTGCACTCAAGGAATCACATCATATAACTTTAGAGTTGGTGCGCAAGTGTTCCCTCCGAAAGAACCATCAACTTTGTGCGAGATGTATGCGGAGGTATTGAAGGCATTCGGTTCAATCGGTGATATCAACTATCAGCCATCTATTGATCGCCGAAGTTACACTGGTCTACTTAATAATGCAACAGCAAACATCAACACGTTGTCAAATGTTTCTCTTCAATATACTGGTGATGCAGCAGGAGTTGTTAGTGGTATTTCTTCAGGTTCATTTTATGTAGGAATCGACCTTGAAAGTTATGCGGCAGCAAGTAAAGACACTATTTTTGCAGGATACAACACCAACAATGACGATATTTTTTTTATGGGCAATTTCACAACTGCGGGGGCCACAGGTCAGGTGCGCTTTGACGCATTCGCTAATTTCGATTCAGTGATCGTCTGCGAAAACGGAACATGTTATGTAAAATATTAAGTTTATTTTCTCCACAATTAATAAATGACAGATTTTGCCGTTGCGACATTGATTTTAAGAGCAGGCGAAATAACAGATGTAGAGACCTCTGTGGGGGTTACAAATCCCTCTCGCAGCATGCTAACGTTTAAAAATATTAATCTGCGGACGCTTTTAGGGGATATGTATGAGCAATACGATACATTCAATTTGTCGCTTACATCAATCACAAGCGCAAAAACACTTGCTGCTTTGGGAGTCGGTTTTGGAGATAATGATGTGGATAATTTGAATCTCACACTGTATGTATCTGGATTACCATTCATAAATAATTCTTATTCTTTTACAAGAGCAGGGAACACTGACACCGCCTTTTTAGGGTTTTACCAATATCCTTCAACTAATGCCACCACAGGTTTTAGAGTTTACAACCAAGCGGGAACATTGACAATCGGCAAGAGTCAGGACGTATGCAATTTAACATTGACGTTTAAACGTGTTGTTGATAATGCAGACCCTGTGACTCTTACTCGCTTTCCAAACACAAATTTCACTTTTTTGATAAACGGTATTAGTAAAAAATCGAAAACAAACGGATCACTAATCTTTTAGTCGTTCAAATGCTATTATAGTTATCTTAGGAAAGTAATAAAAAATGATGCCATTATGTTTACACTGCTCCAAACCATTGAGGCGTTGCAAACAAGTTGACCAGACAGTCCATGTAAAATGTGTAAAAAATATTCAGAAGCAACGATATGAGGAATCTCTGGAAAAACTTCGTCGTTTTTTGGCGACTAAAAATATCAACCTCGTCGTTTTTTAAAAATAATTAATTTTATTACCTTTCATAAAAACTTTTGACTTACGTGAAAACAAAGGTCGTTACGATGATATTGTTTTTTGTATTGATAGAAGTAAATGAACATTTCAAGATTTCTAAGATTTGTCAAAGACACAAGACCCATTGAAGAATTCGAAACTGTGCGAAATGCTCTTGATCAATATTCGGTATCAATGGCAACAAAAGCTCCTGTACTGTATGACGTCTTAATTTACAGGGTTTTTTGTAAAGATCCGTCTATTACCGACTGCTATGTTGGCCACACAACGAAATCGATAAAGTCTCGCATGTATCATCACGAGAAGACATGTTGCAATTCTGGATATCTCCATCACAATAAGAAGCTTTACAAATTCATGAGATTGAATGGAGGATTCGAGAATTTCACTTATGAGATACTTGATGGCTTCAAATCGGATATGATAAGCGCACGTAAAGCAGAGCAATACTGGATAGATTTCCATAACCCAACTTTGAACAAGATTGATTCCTATGGGGTGGGACCCCATACCCCCACTCAGGGCGTTGCCCCATCAGAGAGCGTTGATTCATGAGTTCCTTTTTTGTTCCAAAATAAAAAAAGATGATCAGAAAATGTGATATATGTGGAAGTTCTCGACGTTTAAAGCCGGAGTCAACTACACACGATTCATGCATTAAGAGAGAGCAACGTAAAAGATATGATGCAGCTCTTGAGAAACTTCGTTCTCTGCTTAGAACTAAAAATGTCTCATTAATACAAGTATAGATGCCGACGTACGCACAAAACAAAAAATCGATATACAGGTGGAGGGAAACCCATGAGGAGCAGTTTCGAAATTATTCACGTGAATATGCAAAGCAGTACAATCATGATCACAAAGATGTCCAGAACAAAAAAGCAATGCTCAGATACTATTATCGGAAGGAGGCCGCAATCTTCATGAAAATCCTTCTTTAGTTTAGGAGAAATACCCTATTTTTGGTTGCGCCTCATAATTGGTCTATTTTGATATATGTTGATTGAAAAATCACCATCTATATTTCTTTGTATAGAATTTCTGAAATTTGAGTTTAAAGAGAATTTTTATTCTTGTAGTATAGAAAAAAACAAATGGATACATTTCGACAATCTCTTATCTCCAAAATTGAGCAACTCAAGGATCGCATGTTTCCAAAAGAGTTTAACTCTTTCATGAAGCGAGCAAAAGACTCCAAGACCCAAAAGACCCTGGAAAAAATAATGACTGAGATTGAGCCATACTCACCTCCACAGATTGTCATCGCATTGGAAGACATCGAAGCATCCAAGATTGAGCCATACGTACCACCCTCCCAGATTATCATCACATTGGAAGACATCGAAGAATCCAAGTTCATAGCTGGTATCATCAACGATATGGTAACAAAGATTGTTATGGAAGAGACCTCATCAAATTGCGAAACTGAAATTGAATCTGTTTCTGAAGCATCCACTCTTGAGACGGAGACAACCGAGATTTGTGAATACATCAAGCAACCCACAGATGAAGTTGACGATGATATGCCCGAAGACTGTGAGCAAGAATGCGAAATTCCAGATGCAAACATGCTTGTCGAGCGTGACATCGATTCAATGGTACTTAACGCAATCGCCAAAATAAAGAGAGAAGAAGAACGTAGTCAGGAGTACCATTATAATCTTCTCTGGCATAAATATACAGGAGCACAAGAAAGAATGTTCAGAAAACGACTTCCAGGCGAGGTGTCAATAAAAACAGAAACGTTAGTTGAAGGACACGAAAATAAACACCTCTACTCGTCATGCACTCCAGAAAATCTCATCGAATTATCAAAGACTAATATTCATCTTTTTGAGATCATTACAGACTATCCATGCAAGGTGTTCTTTGACATCGACTTCGATTCTATAAACATGTTCACAGTTCATTTCCCAGCATTCATCGAAGAAATCAAAACAATCATTTCCGGGTATTTCCCAAACTCAGTTTTCGCAATTTCCGGATCAGCGACACCTAATAAGTTTTCACTGCATGTAACGCTCACAAATTACCTGCTCTATTCTGCACAAGACATGTCAATTCTAAAGAGTCTAATGGCAGTCATGAAAAAACAACATAAAAGCTTTGATGAAAAAGTGTACAGCAAAAATCGTGCAATGAAATGCATCAACCAATCAAAACCAACCAAACTCGAAAAGCGTATCCAAAAAATCATAGAGAACGATGATCCACGAGCTCATATGATAACATGCTTCTTTGATGTTGACAAGTGTTTACCCTTTCCAACGTTTGACATCGAGACAGCTGTGAAAATAAAACTCAACACTTTAAAACAAAAATTTGACGTGGCCACACTTCCAAAAACACGACTGCTTCTTCCAACAGATATCGAACATGTCATCGATTTCACACCAACTACATACCTTTCGCTTTTACCGATTTCTTCACGTCCTGAACACAACCATCGATATACTCACACAATCGCAAAGTTTTGCCATTCAAACGGAATTGGATTTGAAGAATTCTGGTCTTGGATCGAGAAGAAACATATTGAAAAAAATAACAATCTCGATTCAGAAAAACGTCGTTGGGTTTATACCTGGGATAAGCTGGATCAATTTCGTGAAGTCACCCCTTACACAATCCATGCAATTCTCTCTGCATCATACCCACAACTTTCAAAGAACTATCACTTCACTCAGTTCATGTTGACGTTCAGATTAACCAACACGATTAAAGTCGAAAATCTTGATCCGTCATTAATCGCAACGTCCACAAAGAACGCAATCTTCTGGGCAGGGATGGGGAGTGGAAAAACATTCATGACTTCGAAATATCTTGCAGAGAATCCCAACAAATCCTTTTTGTGGATATGTCCAAACCGTGCTCTCGTCTCAAATGTGTACAAGAGATTGATCGACGACGGTGTTGACGTCCAGAACTACCAAAATGTCAAAAAAAAACACAGCCTCCATAAAAGCAATAGTCTTATCATATGCCTCAACTCGTTGCATTACTTGAATTCACGAGATAGCTATGACATCATTGTGATAGACGAGATCGAAACATTTCTCAACAAGTTTGTGGATAACGACTTCATTGGGACTTCGACGAAACTTGAAATTTGGAAAGAGCTCTTGAAATTTCTGAACAACGCAAACAAAGTAATCCTTCTCGATGCGTTCATCACAAAAAAGACGGTTGACTTCTGCTCAAAAATTAGTGGAAGAACAACACTGTATGAATGCACAAAGAAAACGGTTGAACGCACAATCATAATCAAACAACACTTCCGAGGTGTATGCAACCAAATTATCACGGATCTCAAAGCCGGGAAAAAACTGTTCATCTTCTACCCATACAAATCAAAATGTCAGGGGTTCCCATCAATGGAGACGTTTCGAGAAAATCTTGAAAGGGAAACGGGTGCACGTGGGATAAGCATCAACGCAGACAAGGATGATGCTGAACTGAAACAGATCGAAGATGTGAACACTCATTGGAAAGATCTCAATTTTGTCATGACGAATAACAAGATAACAGTGGGCGTTAACTACGACAACACCGATTTCGACAAAGTCTTCCTTTTCGTTGCACCGTTCAATCTCGCAAGAGATATCATGCAAGTTTCATGCAGGGCTCGTCATCTTAATGAGAATACAATCACCCTGTGTTATGTTGGCGGTAACAGGTCATGCTCATCTTGGAAAACTGATGTCAACTGCTTCGGAGGGTGCACGATTTATTCATCGCTCATTCACAACATCCTTACCGAATTGAAGTCTCCACTTCATGAATCGCTCCACCTCTTCTCACGATCTGCGAATTACAAAACCATCAACGATACGGAAGTCATTATTGACAGCGTTGACAAATACATTACAAAACTTTTCAAAAACACAAGCGTGACATACAAATACACAAATATTGAAGATATCGACAATAGCGAGGCAAACGACATAGATAACAAAATTCAAAGTCAAGAAGCAACCATGCACGAGAAGATGTGTCATGCGAAATACTTTTTCAATATGATGTTCAAGGAAGAAGCGAAAGATATAATATACGATGCGGATCAAGAGGAGCCAGTAACGTTTCTTGCGCATGCGTGGGATAAACATGATCAATGTGTCATTCGACGGTTCAAGCAACTCATACATAATCCCGAAAGCTTGTTCAACAAAATTGCAAAATTCAACAACTTCCGTGAAGATCAAATCATTCCCGAGCACGAAGGTCAGATGAAACTCAATGATGAACTCATCGAGCAAATTTTCAAAGAACAATCATTCAAATATCTCAAGAAGGACTCATCCCACAAACTCATCCTCAAAACGGCATACAACACTCACTTTGGAAAAGATATGATCAATACATGTAAGGAGGCAACGAAAGAGGATATCTACCAGGGCCTATACACAACAGAAGCCGACTCACCCCATGCGAGAAACGTGCGCCTCCTTGTGTTCAGAGAATACTTTAACGATCTCTACAAATTTTTCAAGACTAACTACCGTGAAACCGACAATGAACTGATCGATATTTGTCTTATCCCAAAAAAGATGAAAAACTAATGCATCCTCGTTCACACCATGAGTCGTGCACAAACGATCTGCGTATTCGCTGGGTTCCTATTTAGCCCAAACTTAGATTCCTAACTCAACCGTGAAAAAAATAGCTTTCCTATTTAGCCCTAATTTAGAAACCCAATTCCTGAAAAGCGTTCACAGAAACGTGTTGGCGAAGCCGCCTGCCCTTCCTTCGTGACCTTACCAAGGATGCTCTTGGAAAACTTTTTCGAAACTTTTTTTTTGGCGATGGTCTCGGCGTGCAAAAACAGCTTTTTGTAATAAGGAATTCTGTTTCTGCATTTTTGGCTGGGGGTGAAAAAAAAATTCATTGTTGGGTGAACTTTTGCGTGGGAACTTTTGAGTGACTTTTTTGTGACCATTTGGCTCTCACGAAATTCTTTACCTCCGTTTTGAAAGGCGTTCACAGAAACGTGTTGGCGAAGCCGCCTGCCCTTCCTTCGTGACCTTACCAAGGATGCTCTTGGAAAACTTTTTCGAAACTTTTTTTTTGGCGATGGTCTCGGCGTGCAAAAACAGCTTTTTGTAATAAGGAATTCTGTTTTTGCATTTTTGGGTGGGGGTGAAAAAAAAATTCATTGTTGGGTGAACTTTTTTGGGAACTTTTTTGGGGGGAGATTTGTGAGACGATAATGCAGTGAAACAAAAACGTGACATGTGCATGATCGAAAATTAGGTCTCGTGCAGAAACAGAATTTCTTATATACATAATGCTGTTTCTGCACGAGATGCAAAAAAT